ACCGAGCAAACCCACACCCCCAACTATCAACAACACAAACCCCTCGAATTACACGAACTAACAACAAACCCCTAACCCTAAACCCAGTGATTCGATAGCTTGTGTCGTCATCCTGGGAGCTCTTACACTGGAGAAAATTCGACCCTTTACTACCTATTAACAAAATTTGTGGTCTTTTTTTTAATTTCGAACCTTGCGAAATACAATCAAACGTGGAAAGCTCCAGTCATCATGAATACATCAAAAATCATTAACTCACCATTTGAACTCGAATCGATTAACCGTCAGCTTCAGTCACGAGCTGAATTAGCTTTCAAGGTTTACGTGGACTCACACTGTGAATATTTGCAGGTTCAAGCTGTCAGCACGAATGCGATTCTTGCCGATGGAATCTCTAACGAAGAACTTGCAGGGAAGCTCCATGCGTCAAAAGTGCGCATGATTCGAGACCGTCTAGAATTCCTGTCATCCTATCGCGCAATGGTCCATTTTGCAGACCGTCACCGATTCAAGCTCTTAGATTGGTCTAAATTCTCTGGCGGTCGTGACGTCATGGATAACGAGATTTTACTCAAAGCATTGAAAGGCATTTAATCGAATCTAACCGTCAACCCCTAACCCTGCAGGTTAACCGCCTGCAGGTTTTTTTCATTGGAGACCATAAACCATGAATTGTGAAGAACTAGCCGTCCTCGGCTTTTTGGCGTTGTTGCTTCTCAGAGCTTGCGCCATAGCGGGAGGGTTTTGATTATGAACCTGCTGTCAGTAAACGGAGTAATACTCTATGAAGGACCTAGCCGAATCAACGGCGAGCCTGTGGCACTTATCGCAACGGGTCTAAGCATACCGACATCGAACCCCAAGACGCCACACTGTGTAACTGTTTGGGGTATTTCGTCAAACACCCCTCCGTCGATTCATATCAAACAGGGCGCAAAATCGACTTGCGGAGATTGCCCTATTCTTGAACAATGCTACGTCGGTGGCTATGCACTCGCGAGCGTTTACCGCGCATACAAATCAGGTAAGTATCCCAAGCTCGGTCTTGAGCGATTGCCTGAATTGATGCGTCGTGGCTATAAACTACGATTAGGCGGATATGGCAATCCATCGATGGTAGGCTGGCTTCAATTTGGCGCAATGATTCCCAAGCTTGGCGTCAAGTGGCTATCTTACGAACACGACTGGCAATCTTGCCCGGCGTCATGGCGTCGGGTTTCCATGGCGTCAACGGAGAATGTAACGGGCACATTGGCTGCACATAGTCGGGGCTGGAGAGCTTACCAAGTCGCGCCAATTGGTGAAGGTCCTGCAATGGTCCACAAGCTGAAAAGTCAAGGTTTACGCGCTGTCCTTTGCCCTTACGATAAAAACGACCGGCGGACGATAAATTGTCACAATTGTCCCCACCCATGTGATGGGAAGATTAGCGAAGGAGACCGGCGACCGCACATAGTCGCGGAGATTCACGGGTCACCGAGCATAGTAAACAAGAGAAATCAGGCCTTGCGGGTTTTGCAGGGATAACGAAGGAGAGAACACAATGAATTACCAAGAAAAGCATGGAGCTCTAATCTTGAGCGAATTCCTGATGAATAAATTAAGCCCAGCCAATCGGGCAAAATTTAGAAGACTACCAGCGGAGACCCAAGAAATGATTTTAAACGCAGCCATTGAAGAAGGACAAGTTAAAATCGTATCGCGGGTGAAACGTGGGAAGCCCTGCAAGTTGTCAGAGGTTTGCAAATGATACGATTTCAAAAGTATTCACACACTGGAACTATTAAACGCAAACAGGCTTTACAGGTACACTTGATAGGCTCACTTCACATCATGTTTTTATGGTGTCGACGTGGAAGGCTTCACTGGCTACCCAAGATTTACATCGACAGGGAGGGAGGGATTCTATAACCTGTTACCCGGTAAGCTTCGCGGTTTACCGGGTTTTTTTATGTCCGCAATTCCCGCAAAATAAAAACCATTTCCCAAGGTTTCACAACTTGCGCAATGTGTGAAACTGTGATTTATTCCTACCACTAACCAACGCTAACCCTTACACCGGTACCCGTTCGCGGGTGCATTGGAGACCAAACAAATGATTAATCTAGAGAAGAAGAAGAAAGGTGAGAATTCAGAGATATTCGCTGCATTTATGCGCATGTTGAACCGTGCGAGGGTGCATTGCCATACTGACAGATACGAAGGTCAGGGAGTACGTGTAGTAAGTAACGGTACAGAGCTTACAATGTTCGCTACCGACGGCCATACTTTGATTGAAGTACGTCATGATTACGCACCTGAGGCACATGCTATTGCTGCGCAGTTAGGCGAATTTGATGCCGTGATTCAAGAGCCTGCTAAGCTTGCTCGCGCTACGAGAATCCAGATATCTATTGAAGAGGTTAAGGTATCTCAAATGAAAAGCCTTATCCGTATCCTTGGCATATCAAAAAAGCATCCTGAGGGACTTAGCTACAAAATTACGCAACCCATCGATTCACTCGTGAGAGAAGACAACCTTAGAAGCGTATACCCTGTAAAGCATAGCAAGGGTAGTTTACAGACTGATGTTACATTCGAGCTCAGTACTGGTATCAATTGCATACGACAAGTAGCTATCCACTCGAATAAGCTGCGACAGGCTGACTTGATTAGAGATAAAGCACTTAGAGACTTAGGTAGACCTGGTTTATCAACCGTATCAGAACATACGCAGCTCGAATATGGTGGTACACGTTCTATCGATGCTGATGACGCATCATTACTAATCGAGCTTGAGCCCAAGCCTATGCGCGGTAGTTATTTCGCTAAGGTCACATCTCACAATACCGATTTTGACGTATTCAGAAAAGAAAGTGTTACGCATTGGGATACACCAAGGGACGAAATGTTTTTACCTGTCGTAGTAAGTGAGCGTACAGGGACTAATGACCATCGTAAGGTTCGCGTAAATGCTCGTCTATTCGCACGATGCTGCGAGGATACCGATTACTTGCGAGTAGTCATGAGCTCTAACCCGCTTGACGCATTACAGATCGAGTGCAGCGGATACACGTGTATCCTGATGCCTCAGAGATTGTAGGAATACGGTGATTTCGATGACGCATGAGCAATTAATCAAATATCTCAATGAAAATCCCGAGCATGAAATATATGTAGACACTGATAGCGATGGACAGCTGGTTATCTACACTGGATTGCAGATAGGTGAAGAAGGATTCGAGCCCATTGGTTATTACGATACTACAGAGTCCAAGCAATCACGATAAATATAGCTTCATTATTTCTCGGAGCTTCTGAGTTAACTCAGAGGTTCTAAGAAGCAATCGAGCTTCCTATTATCTAGGCACCCGTGCGTGGGTGCAAAAAAATTGGAGGGTGAATGACTAAGCGTAAGGTCGGCAGACCTGCTAAAGGTCACGCCAAATATCGGCAATTCAGTATCTATCTCGATCCGGTTCTAGTCGCTAGACTTGAGCGTATCATCATCATGGCTAAAGGCGAGGTCTCAGGTAACTTGAGTTCCGCTGTACGCAAGTGCGTAGAGTCTGGTGTTGATGCGCTTGAGAGGCAATTCGGTGAAGCAAAGATTGTACTGCAGACTGACCCGAGCGTGGGTGCATCGAAAGATGACCCGGGCGTGGGTGCCGAAGAGAAAGACACGTACACTATGAGTGAGTTATACGACCACTAATGGGTAAGTTTAGCAGAGACAAAGGAAAGCGCGGTGAACGCGCAACAGCAAATGAGTTACGTGGTGTGTTCCCGGACTTGAGTATCAAGCGAGGGCTGCAATCCCGTGACGGTGGTGCAGAGGTTCCTGACGTAGTTGGAATCCCTGGGCTGCATATCGAAGTCAAAACAGGCAAGCTACCTAACCCTCGTGCTGCATTAGCGCAGGCGAAAAAAGATTGCCGAGATTTGACATACCCCGTCGCGGTCATACGCGATGATAGACAAAAGCCATTCATGGTCATGGATTGGAAGGACTTCCTTGAAATCCTGAAGCCATGGGTGGAGCAACAAAAGGAGACCAATAATGGGATTTGATATAACGTACGATAGAACTACGGGCTGGGGTGCCAGCGAAGTGGGCAAGATCGCAAGAGGCTGCAGGTTTACATACCTGCTCAAAAGACAACACAGAGAGAAACCAGATGTGCCATGGGTCAAGGAGTTTGAAGGCAATCAGAGAACTGAGAATGGCAATCAGCTAGAAGAGTGGATCATACGACGTGGAGCAGAGCTTGCACAGGTTGAGATTATAGACTTAGACCCAGAAAGCCTTCCACATCCGGAGCGTGATTACATCTTCGCGACAACAGATGGTATTGGGATTGATCCTGTCACAAAAGACAAGTGCATCATAGAAGCGAAGTTGGTAGGCTTTGGTCCGCATATGGACTGGGGTTCCAGTGACGAAGGATGGGATGCGCTTCCATTCAATGTCGCTGCGCAAGTCACAACACAGATGGCTGTCCATAATTTGAATATTGGATGGGTCTTTGCCTTTATCGGCAGTGAGATGAAGACCGTTCGAGTGGAGCGTGATCGTGACTTTGAGTTAGAGCTCTTCGATATCTGTTACCAGATGTGGATCAAGGTTCTCGCGCAGGAAGATCCTCCTCCTGGACCTGAAGCGGACGTGAAGTCTTATTACGCGAAGAAGTGGACTAAGCCTTCCGAGCAGATGATCACTGCAGAAGAAGCCACAGATCTAATCATTCAACGCGAACGATTCAGGCTAGACGAAAAGAATGCAGCAGAACAGAAAGCCACGGTTGAGAATATGCTGCGTATCTTGATTGCCGAGAATGATGGCGTGAAGTGCAGCATCGGCAAAGCCACAAATAAGTTTGGTAAGAGTGGACGCAGGACACTGCGCGTCACTGTAAAGAAGGAAGACTAATGAATAGAGCAAAGATTATAGACTCACTGCTATCTGCAGGAGTGGACGCAAAGGACATCGTAAAGTTGTCAAAAGAAATCATGGTCGAACGCGCAAGCTTTTTCGAGAAGCTCATCAAAGCACAAGCTGAGATGGAGAAAGTGTTCAAGGACCAAAAAGGACACAAGGGTGCGTACGCATCTGTTGACCAGTTCGTCGAAAAGACTGGTGAAGCTATGCAGAAAGCAGGGCTCGCTATGTTCTGTACATCTGCACAAGACATCATCAAGACATTCACTGACCCAAACGGTATCGAACAGACCAGAGCAAACTGGGAGATAGAGATACTGGTTGGTGATGCGAAGACAGGATATCAGCAGCAGATAAGTTGGAGCATACCTATCGGCAAAGAACAGGTCGTGGGTGCATCAGATTCGTACGCATTGAAGTATGCTGCGCGTGGGGTCATGTTCGCAGAACGTGCGAAGGATGATCCTGATAGAAAACGTGACATCGACCGAGTTGGTGCACAAGGACAACAGCCTGCACCTAAGGCTCCGTCAATGCCGAAGAACAACATGGTGAAGAAACCTACGAAGCGTGGGACACAAAGCAAAGTAGCAGAAGCGCGAGAGCGATTGAAGAAATGCAGTGACGAGCTTGGCGCGAAGAAAGCGCGTGAGATTATGGAGGCTGCAGGATTCAAAGCACCGAAGGGTGTCAAAGAACTCTGTCAAGTTGCTGACTTGCTTGAGGCAAGAATCGTGTTTAATCGTCTTTGCGTAAGATCTGAAGAGACGCTAGGTAAAGAGAACACAATCAAGCTGTTAGAGGGTTGTGATGATTTAGCAAACATCGTCACACTGCAGACTGGGATTGAAACATTAGTTACAGCATTAGATAAAGAGGGAAAAAATGAATAGAGTACAACTGACTGGTTACGTGTATCACAACGAATCCAAGAACGAGAACCTGGCGAACTTCGCGCTGCGATGGAAGCCGCCATACAAAGACAGCAAGGTCGAATACATTCCCTGTGAAGCCTGGGACAACGAGTATCGAAAGCTAGCCACAAAGGTGAAGAGCTTTGAGAACAAGAGCCCCATTGAGATCGAGGGTCGTATGCGAGCTAGGTCTTATGAGGTCAATGGCGAGAAGAAGACGAAAGTTTATCTTGAAGTTGATACCGTGGGTTACTGTCCAAAAGTTTGGGAAAACAACAATCAAAAGACCAGTGAAGGCTACTCTTTTGGTAGCGGCAATGCCGAGCAGAGCTCGGACAACCTTCCTTTTTAGTTATGTTTAAAGCTCTTTCGGATAGTGAAACGTAACATCTGAGCGTGAGCGAAGATAAGAAATGGGAGAACTCCCAATGTCTAGTTTAGCTATCCGAGAGAGCTTGTCAACCCCCTCCGTAACCAGTCGATATCACTGCAAAATCCGTCAAATAAAATTATCTTGACACGACTTCTGAAAACACCCCTTTTTAGCCTATTTGTCCAACAAGTGCGGTACAATGTTTGACACGTGCGGTACAATGTATTACAGGGTCTACATGGCTAACAATTACAGTATAAACATCAGATGTAGTGAGCATTTCCGTAGTCTCATTCGTGACTCGTGGCTCGCTCAGAAAGAAAAAGAAGAGAAGACAGGAAGAGATTATCCAGAGAGTGTGCATATCCGCATGCTGCTATTGGCTGCGATGAAGAAGCGTGGCTCTGTTGCTCCTAAGCCTGCAGTAGACGCGAGCTTTGCAGTAATCAAAGAGCAGATCGCTAAAGCGTGGGACGAAGAAATGCCCCCAGAGTTACCGCGCATCAGCGTGAAGAGCTCTAAGCGTGATCAATCGTTGAAGGCGAGATGGTCTGAGAACAGCAACATTGAAGACTGGCGTCATGCTTTCCGTGCGTTGGCGCAAGACAAGTTCCACATGCAGCGCAAAGCTCCGATGGATTACATACTGCGTCCGAGCCATTTCGCGAAATGGATAGAGGCAGGGATAGCATTGCGTGACTCAGCCAGCAGAGCTTCTGCGCACATCAGCATTCTAGAGGAGATAGAGAATGGCCTCTAAGAAACGAGCAAGCGAAGAGAAGATCAAAGCTATGTTGCGTAGCATCTTCGCTGCCTTTCCTCGCGCAGAGGGACTGAATGACGCAGCACTCGGTATTTGGTCTTACGCGCTACGTGATTATCCAGAGGATAAAATCAGGAAAGCTACCGCACGTTGGATTCGCGAAGAGAAGTGGCCACCGGATAGCATCAACAAGTTTGTTTCAGCTGTAAACAAGCGAGATGGCTCGTTACCTGAACAGGAAATGCCGGGGTATCGTGAATTTCTCGAGAACTATGAGTATCGCATTAATCAAGACATCACTGATAAGCTGATTGAAAAAGAGAAAGAGAATGAAGCTATGGGTGCAAGTATGCGCACTCCATTTCATGAAGCCAAAGTACATCTGCAGTTGATTGCAGATATTCTTGATCGAAAGGTTCGGCCACCGCGCAGCATTGAGAAGAACGACATCATGGCATTCGGTGATGCGCAAGAGCAGTGGTACTGGGCTGAGTTCCAAAAAAGGAAACGCAGTGCGGGCAGTTAGAAGAGAGCAGTGTTTTGTCTGTGAAAAATGGATTGAGGTAGGCGACACCTTCGAGAGAAACAAAGTCGTTGTCGGAATGAACGAAGTAAATAAAACATTTTATCGGTTACTCTCGCGAGTGCCGATGTGTCAGAGCTGTTGTGCGGGAGGCGAAAATGAAGATAAAGGGAAGATACGCGCAGTGCGTGATGCCCACCCTGTTTCAGGCAGGGAATAAGTTTTATATCATACGCAAGGTTGCAGGACGCAAACGTCAACTGTACTTGCGCGGTATCAATACAGTAGAGAGCGCGAAGCATATGGTCACTGAATGTGACATCGCATGCGTACATCAAACATACGAAGAGTTTGCTGCTAAGTTTCAGCCGCAGCGTTCAGTAACTTTGTCTTCAGCTGCAGAACTCTGGGTAAAACAAAGCAAAGAAGTAAGTGACAACAGGGATAAGGTTGTACGCGCAAAGCAGAGACTGATGTCTGGATTCTGTGAGCTCCTTGGTCACAAGCATTTATCTGCGGTACAGCAGGCAGATGTTGAGCGGTTTATCGCGCTACGCAATGAGCAAGTCAGGCCTACGACTGTGAAGGATGAGCTTGTAAAACTGCGTACGTTTTTCAGGTTTTGCATCAAGCAGAAGCTGGTCAGCAGTAATCCTGCAGAGCATGTCATCGGACCAAAAGGCTCTCAGCGTACGCAAGACTACGTGCATGTTGTGATGCGTAGTGACATTGAGCAACTGAACTTGCGTCCTGTGTATCGCAATATTGTGTATGCGTTGTGGCTGACTGGACTGCGGATAGAAGAACTGTATCGTGTTCGCCTGCAGGACATTCATGAATCCATACTGCATGTACGTTGCGACGAAGAGCGTACAAAGAACGCGAAGGGTCGAGAGGTGGATATCTGCAGTGAGGCCAGAAAAGCTTTGCGGAAAGTCGCATTATCTCAGTTACCGCATCCAGAGACCGTGCGTAAACAACTTCGCAAGGCATGCAAGGTTGTCAATGTGGAGAAGATAACTCCTCACCAGTTGCGGCATAGTCGTGCGTCGATTTGGTATGCACAAGGGTTGCCTAAAAAAAACATATCGTGTCTGCTTGGACACTCAAGCTCTGATATTACAGAGCGTTATTTACATCCGATAAGAAGAGAGGAACTAAAAAATGTCACCGTTGGAAGAAACCAATAAACTAATAGACAGGATAAAGCATTTACACCGAATTAATGATGATATGACAATGAAGGATTTGGCCGGAAGGCTGCATGTTGACGTGCGATTGATACGCGACGTGATTGCGGGCAGACCTGTTTACCCTCGGTATTACAAGCAGATAGCAAGCAGATTTGGTATTCCCATTGAAGAAGTGGTTGTAAAAATGGAGGATAATCAAAATTTCTGCATATACTGTCAGGAGTGGCGTGATCGCTCTGAGTTTTATGAAAAAAGTTACGGAGGATTTCGTCATCGAAGTCAAAAGTGTGTTGGTAAAAAAAACAGAAGGAAACCTGCGCAGAAAAACAAAGCAAACAATGGTGAGGATAAAGCATGAGTATTTTGGATAAACTGCAGCTAGCTGATCGCGCTGAAAAAACTGTAATTTATAGTTCTTTACAGGCTCGCGATGAGTAACTACTTCGATTTCACTGAGGCTGATCCGCGTGACAAGCAGTTGGTTTTAGCGAAAGAGATGCGCATTGTGCCGGAGGGCTGTCTTCTTAACGGAAGCCTGGTCATGGGTCTGCATTACACGGCACCGATTGATAAAGACGACACTTACATCTGTAAGATGTGTAAAGACGGTCCGCGAGAGAAGTGTAATGGAGCAGCGTACGAGCCTACGAAAGCGCCTGCGGGTGAACTGCAAGGCAAGGACAGTCATTTGACGGTGACAGATGATGCAGGGTTTCGAGCACTGGAGCGTAAGCGCATCATTGCAAAATTGGATGATCTGTGAAGTTGCTGTATATTCGACGTATGAAAGAGATTGAAAAACCATGGTTCCGCAGCAAGAAGTTTTTAGCGTTTTGCCTGCTAGTCGTTATGACTACTGGGTTGATTGCGGCAGGAATATTGGCGCGAGTTCATCCCGATGTACTGCAGTCTATGGTGACCGTGCTGGGCGGCACTACTGGCGCTGCAGGTGCGGGACTGATCGGGGCACAGGGATATGTTGACTCCAAAGTTCGACCGGCAATTCTCGAGACGGAGATCGTTGAGAAAGAAGAAGTGGTTACGCAGACATGACATGGATAGGGGTACTTCTCGGATCACTCGGTTTATTCGCAGGTTGGTTTGGACTGCGAAAGGCTTACGTTATCGAAGGCAGAGACCAGGAGCACGAGAGGCAGGAGAGATACGCCGATATGATCGCGAAGGAACTATTGAAAGAAGACGCGAAAATCAATACGTCCGCTTCAGCCAAGCGCGTTGCTATAAAAAAGCAGACAGTGCGTCGAAAGAAAGAGAAGAATCCAGAATCATTTTTATCGAGGACGAAACAGGAATGGTAAAAGAATTTGCATTTGGTCTAGCGTTACTGACTTGTCTGCCTACTCACGCAATAGCGCAGTCTGCGTGTTCAGCGCGGGTGATGACTGCATGCGAGAACGAACTATATGAAGCTGGAGTTGTGTGGGAAGGCAGAGCTCGAGAAGAGCGAGTAAAGTTTGATGCTTGTACGCAAAAGTTGAAAGTGCGCACAGCAACTGTGGTGAAAACCCTTTTTGTGCCGAAGCTACCTGAAGATAAACCAGTAACTTGGTGGGAGTCTATTACCGTGCTCGCGGGTGCAAGCGCGTTAGGGCTTGGCGTAGGAGTAGCACTCGGCGTATTGTTCACACGATGAACGTGCCTGCGCTGGAACACCCACTCAACGTCGTAGTGTTTCTACCGAAAGGGGTGGCGGAAAACTACGAATGTTCGGGCCCGATGCAGCTGCGGGAGTGGATGGGCGCAGGTCGCGTTCATGCTGATACGCAGGTGTTTTGTAGGCGCAAAAGCAAGTGGATGTCGGTCCAAGAGTATCTTCGTGATTGCCGTGAAAAAACAGAGCTTCAACAGCTTGATGATATGGAGCATACACTGACTGATTTGGTTGGCGTTGCTGAAGAGCTAAAAAGAATAAGCGAACTTATGTCGCTGAAAGGAAAGGGAAGGGAAGATGACGGACAGAGAAACGTCGGTGTCAATCGGGAAGCTGTCTGCGCAACTCGAGACACTGACACAAACGATGACTACGACGGTGGCCCAGTTTTCGGCGCAGGGACAGGGGATTGCGCGTATTGAAACTCAGATAGAAGTATTCGAAGATCGCGTTGTGGAGCTCAGGAAAAGTCTTTACGGTTCCGAAGGCACAAGTGGACTGACAGGCAAGGTTGGTTCAATGGAGACCACGCTGAAAGAAATCCAGAAAGACATCAGCGAAGTAAAGAGCGTCACGGAGGACTTCAAAAAGAACATCTATAAAGCACTGACAGTTGTGGTTACGTCAGGTCTGCTGTCCGGTGGCGCGGGAATGAAACTGCTGCAGATATTTGGCCCTTAGTCTTCGTCGTGCGCATAGAAAAAGTACGGGCTGTTGCCGTACGAGCGATCAACATCTTCACTAGACATTTGCACCTTGTATATTTCAAAGCGCGGTGGGTTTTCTTTGTCGTAGGGGATCACAAAGTCCGGATTGTGCCAGCGCAATAAGTTGTTTGGCTGAACGCAGTAGTTGCCGTCTTCAAGGGCAATCAAGTGATAGCATTTAGAATCCTGGTCGTTGCTGTAGCCGACGTTGAGTTCGTTTAGATCGCCTTCGTAATCGTCAATCGTTGTGATGTAGTGCCCTGTTCGCCACTTCTTGTCTCTGCAGAATACGTCAGCTCTTTTGTTTTGCAGAAACGCAAACGTAGTCACGGCAATGTTATTGCTTTGGCAATCCCACGTCTGCAGCATTTGCAACCTAGTCTCTTCGTCTTCGTCTAGCTTGTCATAATCTAGGCGATGCACGAATGCAGAGATAGGCATGTTCCAGATGGTAGCGCCGAACTTACTAAGGAAATGGAAATGCAGTGGTCGGTTGAGCATGGATTTGACACCGAACAAATAGCCCGGAACGTCTTCATCTAGGCCTACGTATTCTTTGCGTATGTAGCACTGCAGGTATGGAATGTTTGCGTTTAGTTGAGACAAGACTCACTCCTTTTATTTTGCGCGTAACTCAAAATGTGGACCATCCATAAACGACTGGTCATCTAGATCGTTGTCACCGTCCCAGTCTAGACCGCTAACGAGGCGATAGGTCTGGTCAATAGTGCCTAAATCTTGAAGTTGCTGAAACGTTGCTTGTACGTAGCCAGCAAAGTGATAAAACCTTTTCATGTTTTTCCAATCACTGCTTTTGAATGGATACGGTATGACATCTACAGCCATTGATGGCGAGAGCAAATGCTTTGAATTCTGAGTTTTTGAGAATCCTTGCTCTACGAGTTCCTCCTGCCTCTCTTTACTGCGTTGACCCTCAAGAATCGTGCAGTCGTAGCGACGAACAACCTCTTGAAACAAGGTCTGCAAGTCTATATGACAGGTTTCTAACCGCTGTCGGCTTTTACTGCTGAAGCTGGGCATTACGGAGAAAGCTTCAAAAGGGTAGGGGAGTTGTTTGGAGTAAAATTATTATTACTGGCAGTGTTGTCATAGATTTTACTTGAATCATCATCAGGGTGGTCTGCTAGCCACCAGCCAATACAGTTGCTGAATGCAGGGTGAAAGTTTAAGTCGCCTGGTCCACGACCACCATCATTGCCATGATATATAAAATCAACCTCAGCTTCAGTCAGTTCTTTATCCCAGAAAGAAACATTAGAAATTGATCCGGAGTATTTATAAGAAGCAGCACTGTAGCCTTTACCGATTCTAATTTCATCAGACGATGTTGTTGTTCCTATGGTTGCGCTCGGTCCTGTTTCAATCAATGCAGCATTGATGTACATCTTCAAACCTGTTCCGTTTCCATTACCGTTATAGGTAATAACAGCATGACTCCACGGACCATTGTAAAGACTAGCTCTATAACCATCGCTGTCGAAGGTTGTGATGTCGCTTGAACCAGCTCCCGAACTGTACCATCTAAAATCCAGCTTTTGACTGGTCAAGCCAAGCCACCACCCATCGCCAGTACTCTGCCTGTTACTGAAAAGAGCATGAGTAGAGGTGCTGTCTGTGTAAAACCACAAAGAAATACTAAATGCGTCAGACGCTAAAGGATTAAGATTTGCCACTCCAGAGCCTTGATTAGCTAAAGCAAGATACTCGTCATCTGAATCATTGAAAAGCATTGAGCTTTTTCTGCCTTGTAATCCGTGTGTCATTGCATTTTCTCCTTATCTGATAAACCAGTTGTTGTTGCCACTTGAGACTAATGTGACATTTACTCGCGCATTTCCGCTAATTCTAAGATCTGCGCTTGCATAATTTATTGTGTCACTGCCATTAGCAGAAATGGTTACAGCTTGGACAAGTGCGTCTTTTACGAAAACGTCAATCACATCACCTGCCGTTGTAGCAGCAGGAAGGTTGAGCGTAAAAGGTCCGCTTGTTACCTCTACAAATTCTCCAGCTGCTGCTGTGTAGGGGCTGTCAGTGTTTGATTTCGAGACAACCGTAATGCCTCCGCCGCCTCCGCCTGTGAGAGCGGTTTCTGATGTGCTGTTGGATACAAAATACGGAATACCGTCATCCTTTACGTAGAATATTCCTCCTGCCCCAGCTCCTGGTGCAGATGGCGAAGAAACCTCTTGCGCGAACTGCAGCGTACCATTGACAGTGTGCGTATCATCAGCCGCGTCACCAAGAGTCACGTTTCCATTCGCAGAAAGGTTCGCAACAAAAGTCGCGTCTTCATCCGTAGCAATTCGAATAGCTTCTGTGTTTGTTGTTCCGATAATAAGCTCGCCACCGTAACGGTTGTAAACATAGCCCGTGGATCCAGATACGCCAATCGTTAAACCGCTTTGTCCATTTGTAACTGCGCTATCTGTCTGAGCACTCGTGTTTTGAACCGCTATAAATGTATGCGTATCATTACCCTGGACAATCATGTTATCGACTTGTGACGCAATCAAGTTGTTGTTTGCTGACACTTCGAGGTCCGCGTAATTCGAGTCATCAGCGCGTGACAACCTGAGCTGCGGATTGCTTGCATCTAAAACATCAACTGCTCGACGTGGCGTTGCTGTGCCAACACCGACCTTGCCCGTGTCGCCTTCTACAACCATCTTATTACTGGGGCCTACAATAAAATCGTCACCCGCATCGGTTCCAAGGGTTACGGTTACCGACGTTGCAGAATCACTTGTGATTTCATCAAGCGCAATACTGCCGACGTTTGAGATGTCTTCATCGCTGAAGTCAGTCGTCGCGCCTTCTGCTGGAAATTTTACAACTTTAGCCATGATTACCTCCTCGGAATACTGCGGGCTTGCACCTCAAGAGTGCCAGCAGCGTCAGTTGCAGAAGGAGTAAACGTAACCTTGCTTACACCAAGCGGAAAATCTACCAGATAAACAGTGGGTTCTGTTGCGTGACCCGTGTGTGTTACCGGGGTTGAAGTAATCTGCGCGAATGTTCCCGACCCACGCATCTTAGAGTACACGTGAAAACTGCCGTTTACGCTGCACAGTATTTGGAACTGTGTTTTTTGCGCTGACCGAGAGTCAATAAACTCGTACGTGTCTTCTTCCGTTCCGTCTTCTAGATCTGTTTTGTTCAGAATAACTCCGAACCCTGTTTGTTTACTACTTGCAAAGCTTGCCATAACTTCCTCCTAAACTAGCGTAACCGCTGCATTCCCTTTGCTTCTAAAACTGCTCTACGCAATTGTTCATTAATCTGCTTCAATTGTCTACTCTGGTCATAAAACGCATCGACTGGCGACACAGTGTATGCCGGAATTCCTGTAAGCATATTGAGTATTTGCTGACTGTAAATGTTTCCAACTTGCCCTGGCGGAGCATATTCCCTGATGCGACCAATTGTAGACAAAGGAGCACCGCCAGCTTGACCGCCACCCATTTGATATGTAGCCATGTTCCCAAGCTGGATACCGGCAGGTGACGTAATCATCGGTAGGACATATCGCGTAAACAGCGGTGTCTCTTCTGCGCGTCTGCCGTCGATCACCTCAGCGGGCCGCGACCTAAGAAACGCAGGCACTCCAGGCATACGACTAGGAAACAGCTCAAGAGGACCACTTCTTTGCAGTGGTTTGCCTGTCAATGCTTCTTTCTGGAATATGTATTCGCCCAGAGCTTTAGGCAAAGGAGCAGACGCACTCACCGCTAGCTCTGGTTTGGGCTTATATCCACGACCCTGAAACAGAGAACTTAACCCAAACACCTCTAACGGAAACGTAAGCGATTCACCAAAAGGCTCTCTCGGCATAAACACAGCACTCATGCCTGGACCTACGCCTGTACCTACAATGTCTTCTTCCGTTTCTCCAGTAAACGGAGCAATGCCTCTACGAATAAGCTCTCGAGCTCCGCCTAAAACTTTTTTACCTGGCTCATCAAGGTAGTAATAAGGACTACGCTCACGAATGTAACTACCCGGTTCTGCGCCTGTTCCCTGTTGTGCTTCAAAGAAACGATTGACTGCAGCCACGCTGCCTGGACGCTGCATTGCTAAACGCGCAGTCATCTTGGGTGCTGTCACCATCCATGTTGCAAAAGGAAAAATCCAACGCGCAACTTGCACCATTTTGCTTGGGTTTTGGTAGTCAAGCAGGACATCAAACGTGCGCTGTGCTGCAACAGCAGGCGAATCCCCAGAAGACAATCGCCACATAAAGTGCGCAAGCTTAGAGTGCCCCTCCCATTGTTTTGCTACCCATTCACCGGCTTTCGCTGGCAATCCCGGCATGCCAATGTAGTCCTTCGATTTATCAAAGGTGCCGAACACGTATCGGTCAAGAGCCTCTTCTTTTACATCTTTCTTAGATAACGGAGTCTGACCCTCTTGCTTTGCAATATAATCTCGCGCTTCCTTGCGAGACATGCCTTTTGTTTCTTGCTTATACTTTTTGCGTAACGCTTTCTGCTCTGCGTTTCTCGCGTCAATAAACCTACGCTTATTTGCTGCAGCAGGACCGACGTACTCTAGACGCCCTGTCGCACTAATATCTGATATAGGCAGGTTATATTGCTCTGCTAGCTTCTTGATCTCGTCTGCAGAATACCTGACTTGCTTACCATCCAGCTTAAAAACAATCTCGCCTTTGCCGTTGAATACCTGACGTGCTTTATTGATCCACTTCGCAGGATTGACCATGCCGTCTGTAAACATTTGCAACGTGTCATTGAATCCATTGAGCGCATGATATCCAGGTCTAGTTACAAGTACGTTACGTTTCCAAAAGTTTGTAAGTCGCGCATAAGAATCGAAGCCCTTGAGAATAGCACGTGCTGCAGGGCTCTTCGCGCCAGGAACTCGAGCTAGAAAATTACGAAACGTCTGATGTGTGCTGTCAAACGTACCTCGCATTAGGCTGTCGATATTGCGAGGCAGCATATACGTTTGCTGTTCACCTTCGCGCAAACCTTTGAGCACATAATCACCTACGTAATCACCAAAAGCACCAGTTGCGTAGTCAGAGGTCTTTGGAACACCGAATGCTCTAACGAAGCTGTCTTCTAGTGTTTTTGCGCCAATGCCTCTAGATATCTTCTGCACGTAAGAAGGTGCTGCAGCAAAAGGGTCTGCCTCAGCTGTTACCCGTTGTCGCTGTAACAACAAGTCATCATAGCGTTCTTTCTCTCGTATGATGCGATTGACATCAATGCGCTGGTTGACAGGCAAGGCGTCGTTCTTCTCTCGCAGCAGTGCAATCTCTTGATCAAACACATCGTCAAAGATGTCCTTGTCTTTTGCTAGGTTGTTTTTTTCTGATAACCGCGCTCTTGTGCGCTGCTCAGAACCTTCTTTGCCTACACGCTCGAACAGTTCTTCAAACTTGCGCTTCTGTGTTGTGAGTAGATTGAGCTCCGCACCAGCTTTTTTTGCTGCCTCATCTAGCAGACCAGGTATTTCTAGCTGTACATCTGCAGCTGTTTTTCCGATCTCAACACCTTGTCCTCGACGACTTCTAAGTGCTGTTGGGTCTGGCTGACGTAACGCTTCAGGTACTTCGTCTAGTACACCATAATCACGCTTGTACTGGCGAGGGAAGTAACGACCTGTCCAAGCATTGAAAGCAATGCGGTTCTGTCCGATATAGCCTGTTGCTGCAGCAGTGTCGTGTACCTCTTTAAAGAACTTGTCGATCTCCTCAACCCATCTTGCCTCTTTCTCTGACAGGCCCCGAAGCAGGCTTGTGTTCTTCTCAAAGGTCATTCGAGGGTCAAGGTTTGCATTAGCTGCACGTAAGATGTCTTTCTTAGCCTTTGCTGCTTCGCTGCCTTTTAGACCCTGCTCTGCAACATCTGCTAACTTGCGCTGTGTTTGCTGCCAATATTCAGCAAGGCTCGCAGGCATTGCTTCTGCGTCCATCTTCTCTAGCGGCAGTAAACGACCAGCATCGTCAATCAGTCCTTCGCGAGAGATCTTACTTACGCCCTCTGGAGCGTACGGATCAATTATATTGCGAACTATCCACTCACGCCTTTCTTTAGATGGTGCGATACGAGAAATCTCTTCCCATGAATCAAGCAGCTTTTTCTCAATCTGCTGTGCAATCGCTCTTGCGCCACGTTGTTTTTGCTTTGCGTATTGATTCGTAGGGTCGAATAGTTCTCGCAGTTTTGAGCCTGTTACTTTCTCGATAGGTTCTTTGATGGCCTTACGATACGCAGTTTGTGCTGCTTTGCTCGGTGCATACTCTTTGCCAATCAGCTGCGGTAGTTCAACAGACGCTTTCTCTGAAAAAGGCAGTGAGATACGCAACTGACCCCTACCTAAGAACTCTCCCTTGGCACCGAAAACACGCTTGGCTTCTGCTGATGTCACACCAACCTTGCGTAATTCCTTCATGACCGCAGGAAACGCAGTCTCTGTGCCTGCTTGCTTTATCGCGATCTCACCGACCGCTTTGACCGCTTGTTGTGCAGCTTCTTTTGTAAGCTTGTTTGCTTTGACTGCAGGGGCAAGCAACCTAGTGGTGCTGCTCATTGCGTTTTTAGCAGAGCTTCCTCCGCCTGCAGTGATAAGGTTTAACGGGTCAGTAACAGCAGTAAGAACAAAGTCGCCTGTATCTCGCGCAGTTTCTGCGACTGTCTGCTTGAAGTTGTCTACGTCGAACTTTTTACCAGAAGGTAAGTCACTTAGCAGGTATCCCGCTGTCGCTACACCAGCACCAAGAGGACCACCAAAAGCCCAGCCCGGAACGTCCGCAAGTCCAACAATAATGCGCGGAAGTATTGATCCCTTGTCTGCTTCTTCGCGGATACGTTTCGCCCATTCGACGGCACCTACATCGGTATCTTTCTTGTCACCCTTTCTTTCTGGCGTAGTCCAGCTGCGCACCAGTTTCTTGTGCGGATAATCAAGGGCCTTGAAGAGCATAGTGCCACCAGCTTTAAGTGACTCCATTGGATCGCCTTCGCCGCGAAAAGTTCGTTGCTGCGCTTCACGTATTTCTTTTCCTATATCCGGCCTGCCTTCGCTGTCGGCTATAGCTGCAATCTTACTAGCAAGTTTGTGATGCTCTTTTGTAATTCGTATCCCTCGCTTTAGCCTATCAAACTCTTGTTCACGCAACGGACCCTGCAGCTTGCTTGCTCCTCTCAAAGCTTTCTGTAAAGCTCCAGGACGAGTAACGTTGTAGCCTTCTATAATTGGAGGCGCAAGCCGCTCCAGCATCCTGTTGTAAGCAGTGTCAAGTTCCGTCGGAGCAGACAGGTTTAGGTTGTCGATTGGCCCGGTCATTGCTGATACGATCTTAACATTAGAGGACTAAGACCTGAAACACCCGGCGTAAGTTGCGCGTTGGGGCTCAATAATCCCAGCTGCGAGCCTATATAACGCAAGGTTTGCTCGTCTCCGCGCTCTCCTGTAGTCGCAAAGTAATAACTCTCTAAAGCATTCATAAGGTTTCTTACGTTTGGCCTAACGCCTGTTTTCTTACCCGCTAAAGCTTGCGTCAATTGTACATAAGCTGGCGTTGCAGCTTGAATTCTTTGCTGTAAAGATTGTTTCTTTTCAAGAAGTTTTTTTTGTTCTTCTGCACGTGCTGTTGGATCGAGTATTTCTAATGCTTTCTGTAATTGTTTGTCTATTGCTGCAACGCTGCTGTAAAGCGCTCGAACAGGACCACCAAGAGCTTCACGTTCGCCAATAAACTCTTGACGAGACAAGTCTACTTTGTTTTTACCTCCGCCTCGATTCCTCGCAGCTAACTGCATTCTTAAAAGCTGTTTTCTCCCTTCCAACTCCCGGTTATAGTCATCAAGCTGCTGTTGCCTAGCTGCATCAGCGTACCCACGCAGCTGTTCAGGAGTTGCACCCGCAAGATTCCCGCCTGTCTCAGCAAAAGCTCTTGCCCTTTGCGATTGCGGAATCATGCTCGCAGCTCGATCAAAAAGATATTTCTGCTCTTGCGCGTCACGCATAGCTCTCTGTATATCCATCGTTTCGCGACGTTCAGCTTGACGTGTTGCCTCGCGTTGTTGGTAACGCTGTTGCGCATCAGCATAACGCTGGCTTTCAATTAGTCTTCGACCAATGTCTTTTGTGCTTTGAGCAAGACCACCTGCTAGCCCCGTTGCTAACGATCCAAAAAAACCACCTCGACGACTCATCTTATGCCTCCTGCAACATTGCGTAATTTACAACCCTGTAACCGTTTTCATCTACAGAAACAGCTTCAGGAATAACTTTCTCAATCTCTTGCGCGATCACACCAAAAGAAGACCCTGCGTAGCCATATAGCTTTTTAGCAATATCGTTCCATTCCCACGTGTAAGCATCCGGCTTGTAACCGTTACGTTTGAAAGGAGAAATGTTTGCTTTGCGGATATTTTTCTTTAGTCGTTTGTCTGATCCACCCAAGCCCATCATGGCAGCAAGTTTTAGAAACGCTAATCCGCCCCCAATTTGCGCACCGGTTTGTCCTAACCCACTGGCAAGGCTCTCATACCATTCAGGCCCTAAGTTCTCATCTGCCCATTGAGCGTAATCTTTTTGCAATGATTGATTCAACCTCGCCATGCTTTGCGCTCGCGTGAAAGCAACTTCTCCAAGCTCGTCTTCTCTGTGCATCATTGCAATCTGCATCAACGCATCTGCTTTTCTTTGCGTGTCAACAATTGATGCGCGGTAATTTTGATCCTGCATCTGCAGTTCTGCTGCAACTTGCTGTTGCGCAGTTTGCTGTCCGATCTGTCGAGCAAGGTCTGCTTGAGTAGCCATCAGTGCATCAGGCGAGCCACCAGAAGCTTGATTCTGATACGCTGCCATACGCAATGCGTTCATGTACGCACCACGATTTGCTGCAGCAATCTTACGCTTGCGGTCTTCGATGTCTCCAACACTGTGCTGTGGAGTTTCGCCTTCCAGGACCGCTGACATGATTTGATCTTCCACGCTGCCCTTGGCAAAACCGTACTCCCCGACTTCTCCTCCGCCTGCAACATCACCTGTTTGCCCCTGCAAGCCTGTTGCGCCATATTTAGGGTCATACGTACCGGTAAGCTGTTCGTCACTAAGAGGGTCTATACCTAAAATTCCAGCTAATTGTTTATGATCGATTTCTCTGCCTGATTTATTTTGCGGCTGCAGGTCTAGAACAACAGGGTCGTCATCTACATCTGTACTGGTTGCCCTTCTTACGACACCATGTCGATCAATATACATGCCGTTTTCAAGCAACCACAAAGCTTCTTGATAGGTAGTAAAGCCGTTAGAAACAAGCTCGCCAATAATTTCGTCGTTTTCGCCATAACGCTCTTCATACGCATCCCTCGCGTCACCGGTTACTCCGTCGTCCTCAGCTCTGGCTTTTTCCTGCCAAGACATACTAAGCCGTATCTTCGCTTCTTCCTTGGCGTATCGTTTTTTTTCTTCCTCTGAAAGCTCTCTTTGGCCTGTACCTGTTTCCTCTTCTTCTGTTGCCGGTGCTTGCGGCGCTTCAGGGTTAGAGTAAATAAGCTCGCCTTCAGGGTCGAAGATGTTTTGAGGCTGTTCGTCGTCAGCCTCGGATTGGTCTAAAGGGGCAGTGAAAGACCTCGCGGCTTCCGATCCCTGCTGGGCTTTAATTTGATTAGCAAGCATTCTTGCCGTGTCGAGACCTTCACCAAAATCAGGCAGCGCACCAGTAGTTGCTGAACCTAAAGGAGCAAGCTCGAAAGGCCCAACACTCACTTCAGGTATGTTTTGACCGTATAGCGCACTTAAGTCCGGTCCTGTGGGCAATCTATAGTCATACTGCGTGACACCGAAAGGAAGCATGCCTTGCGATGATCTTAGCTCTTCCCTGGTTGTAGGACCCGGCTGAGCACTACGCTGTACACCCGCTCTTACATTTGTAGGCCGCACCATCGGCCTTGGTGTTTCTGGCGCAACACGTTGCTGTACTGGAGTGCCTGCACTTACCCGGCCAGCCTTTACAGCATCACCAAAACGATCACCAACAGGTTGAGTCGATGTCCCTGTTCGCTCAAAACCAATTGAAGGCCCAGGTGGATCCATCGTGGCACCCCCCCTTGTGCTAGGCGGCTTAGGTCTAGTCGGTGCATCGTAAATGCTTTTCGGGCGTGTACGCGCAGTAATACTATTTAGCGCCTCTGGCGAAGTGTACATGCGCCGCTTAATCTTGTTTTGCTGCATTACCATAACTATCTCCTACGCCGTCAGCTCTTCTTTGATCCAACACGTTACAGTTAAACCACGCAGTTTAGGCGTCTGTCCTGCGCCGCTTATTGATATAGTAAGTGTTTGGTTGTCGTCAAAATTGATTAGCGGATTCGCAATTGGGTCACTGTTATAAATATAATGAAAACCCGTAGAGTCTAACGCTCGAGCAGATCCACCAATAGTCGCTGTATCAAGCTTAATGGTTAGCTCTGGATACTGACCTGAATCAGCAGCTACCTCGATAACATGTATCTCGATAAACACAATGCTTGCTTTCTTTGAGCTCCGCACTCGCGTCGTTGTTTTTACTAAGTCCTTAGAAGTTGAAGCACAGGTAAAAAGAGCAGAAGAGCCTGTAGTAGCTAGGTCTGCTGCGGCAGTAAAAGGCAAACAGTGAATTGACCACGGAGATAAAGCATAGCGATCTGCCAATTGCGTCGAAACAATACCTGCAGAATCATGCAAATTTGTAGTTGTAAGACTGTCAATCGCGCTCGTCAGGTCTGTAAAGTTTTGATTCACCTCACTAAACTGAATCGTTTCAGCGCCGAATGTATGCGTCACATTAGTCATTAGTTTCTCCTACTCGTATTCTGCCACATCACCGTAGATTCTGACACCCAATGTTGAGCGTAACGCAATCCACGGCACTGGAGCACTGTCTGCATTTACGGAAATTTCTTCGGGAAAATCTCGCGCATGTTCCCCGATATACCCGGTTTTTCTGCCCTTTCTCTCTGCCGTGCCACCTAAATCTTGGCCTGGACACAGCCATTTTGCGTACGTGTTTGCAGCAAATGCCACGAAAAATTGGCCTGCTCTAGGGTCTAACACAACCTCACGCACCAAATCCGCGTTGAATCTAGAAGCCACCTGTGTAGCTGCATCGCCTGTTTCTGCGTGAGTGTGACCACCTAAAATAGCTACTCGACGCAAAGAAAAGGGCTTATTTGTCGCAATTGGGTTTTCTGAATCATAGCTAGTATTGTTGTATTTGTAGACGGCTAAACCAAACTCAGCCACTGTGCCGTCCTGCACATTACTTCGCACCGAGGCAGACGCACGAAAAACCTGTATTTTGCCGTATAAACGCAGTGGAGCAACAAAAACCTCGTAATCATTTACATGCGTAGTTACATAATCAGACGAAGTGCCAATAGGCTGTACAGTTTCTGTTTCATGCACATGCAGTATAGGGCGTTTCGCAGACCTTATCTCTAGTGCGCGAATTCTTTTTTCGAGAGTGTGTAGCTGCATTACTTGCCTCTTCGCTCCAACACTCTAGCTAGCAAAGACATGTCTCGCGCCTTCCATCGATCTGTGCCGCTAATTTCCAATTGAAATTTGTGACCTCTGGTTTTGTAGGGCTGGTTAATGCGCTTTTCTATAAACCTTGCGTCAGCAAAAGCATCTGTATCGAACGTTGCCGAACCAAAGACTGCTTGTCGCCCGTCAACCGTAAGGCTTTTAGATTTTGCTTGTGTTGCTTTTTTGTCCAGGTACGTGTTGATCGTAAGCGTGTTGCCTGCGCCCAGATCTTCTACACTGACCAATGCCGCAACTAAACTGCCTTCTCGGTCGCCGAACATCTGCAGCGGGGCACTTTTGACCCTGCCTGTGATTGTTACTCCACCGTCATCTGGGCCTTGTGTAAGAACCTGCACATGTCCATCGTTAGTGCCAAACAACACACGCTCTTCGCCCTTTTCGTTGAAGTCAGTAGCCATCGCAGAAATACCTTGTGGATGCGTCCAAACCCACCAGACCTTGCGATAGTAATCGAAAACAAGTATGCGATCATTTTTGTCGCTACCTGCCGAAGCAACAGCTAAGTAAAAATGATTGCGGCTTTGATCGACTGCAGTCACAGCATTAGACAATCGGCTTTTGTTTACGCCTTCAGGCAGTAGTCTTTTCCAGTCATCTAAAACAGCAACAGGTTCTCCACCGTTGTATGCGTATACTCCGTCTGCACTTGCGCCGAGTAACACCGATTGCCCACTAAGCGGTATCTTTTCAACGGCCCAGTGACTAACAAAGCCTACACCGTGAGAGGTTGGCTTTGCTGGCATACGCCCGTTGATATCGAACGGCCCAAGGCGAAAAATCTGCGTTGCTGTAAACACAAAAAGGTACTCACCCAAGACAGCCATGCCGGTAATCTTATTGTTCTCAGAGTCTTTTACTGAAAGAATGTTGATTATCGGCCAAATATACGGATTCATCATCGCACTGTAACGAAGCTCGTTTGTTTCCGGATCTGCTACAATAATGTGCCCTTTGTAATCACATATAAATTGCCCACGCGGAGGCTTTGAAAGCAGCTGATTACTTGCGAATAAACGGAATTCGTTCTCATCAATGACAAGCTTGTCAGCGATTTCACCTGCGATCTGCTTGGCTGTTTCGCTTTCAGTGTCGACATACAACTCGCGAACACGTTTACCGTCATACTCAAGTATTGTGCCTTTCCCGTTAGTAAATATCAGTGTGTTGCTGCCGATATGCTGCACACCAGAATAGTTTTTACCGCTGTCCATTACCCAACGAAACTCTCGCGAAAGCTCCCAATGCACTATGCTGTTGTCTAAACTTGCAGGGTTGCTCGCGTACCTGCCGTCATTAGCCCCACCATTTACCAGCCTAAGCTCGTGACCGTTACTTGTGCTGTGCTCATGCACTTCGTAATCAACATCATTAATAATCGCCCGTGCATGCGGACGTATGATAGCGAAACGATCTCCTGCATCGATTACTCCGTCAAAATCATGGTACAAATGCACGTGTATGTTGGTGCTTGTTTCTGTAACATCGAATATTTCACGCTCATGGCCAACAGCGTTACCGCTAGAAACTTGAGTTGTGATCCGTAAACGACAATGGTCGAGTTCTTTGTAGCCTGCAGATAAACGTATCTTTGCGAAAGAAACCACATTGTTGGCGTAAGCAATATCGTTTTCTGGTGGGAGTCCTTCCGCAACAACACCACCGCGAAACTGACCAAATCTAGGCTCAACCGTACCTACTGAATCAAACAGCCAGTCATAGTCTGTAATGTTTTTACGTAGGAAATTAGCAGTACCAAGAGTGTTACCGCTCGAGCTTCCAGCTGTAGACCCGCTGGTAGTATAACTGGGCCATGTAATTTGCCCATAAACACCGCAGCCTTCATCTTCAACCATACGCAGCATATCAGTAGGCTCAGCATCACTGGTTATCGTGCCTATCTGAGCTCCAGGTTCATGCGGCCTGCGTTTGTCAGAGCCACCAGATCTTTGTCTATCATTGCAAACAACAGTGACATTGCGATCACCAATACGGATAGGAAATAAACCGTTAACAGGATTCAACTGAAAAACACGTACACCCGGAGCAGCAAGAGTAAGCGAATCGCCGTCAGCGTTAGTAACCCGCGTTGCGGTATTGGTACTTGCCTTGATTATATCAACACGCACCCAGTAATAATTATTGGTAGGCAAAGACAAATCTGAGCCAGAAACACCCGTTACCGTTATAGGTGTCCAATCAGTCAAAAGAGAAGAGTGAAAAGAAACCTGCCCTTCCTGTAGCAACGACATTCGATAATTGCCAGCAGCTGCCTGTGTTGTGTCTTTTATATGAGAAACAGATTCCCACGCAAAAGAGTCTCCTGATGTTTTTGAGTAATAAACTTTCAAAAAAACATTAGAACCGCACAACGGGTCGCCTGCAGGAGAAGCTGTAACTAGACCCCAATCGAAACCATCGAATTTATCTAGCGCACCAACGTACAATCTTTTTATGTTTGCACCACTAAATGTGCCGTCACCATGCCTTGAGCTAGCCCAGTTACCAGGAGTGGATTCTGCGTCAGACGTAAGCACCACCACACTGCCTTTCGTAGCATAATGAGGAGCCCCACACGCAATTGTCTTAAACGACTCGCGCCTTTGCAGTTCTCCGTTTTCGTTGATTACGTTCTCTGCTTCGACAGCCTGGTCGGGCCGAGCTTCCCGCTCAAACCGATTGACGCCACCCGCAAGAGCTGGAATCGGCACCGACACATAGCTTCGCATGTTACCCTCGTGTAGACTTTTTGCGTACTGGTTTTGTGTTTTCTTCTGACGTAGCTACAGCAAGTCGCGTGTTAAACTCTTCTTGCGCTTTCTTGAGGTTTTCTCTTTCTTTGCGCAGAGACTCCATCTCTTCTTCCATTGCCTCGCGTACATCAGCTAGCAACCGAATCTTGCCCTTGTGCCGTTCAAGCTCAATAGATGACCTGTTAAGCATGTTCCAGGCTCCTCTCGGCACATCAATATAGTTGCGCGGCATATCGCCTACTTTTTTAGCAACTGCGTGAGTACGCTTGCGGCCTTTTACGATTACGGTCTCGTGGCGTACTTCCCATTTTCCGCCTTGTTTTGGCGGAATAACGTACGTCTTACCTCCGTAAGAAAACATATACGGTTTATCACTGTCGATACAGATTTGTGGCATTACATCCCTCTTCTTCGTCGTCTGATTCGTTTCGGTCCTTGCTGCCTACGACTTTGCGTAAGGAAGCCAGTCCATAAATTTTGATAGGCCATCATTTGCATATCTGTTGCTTCCCCATCTCTACGAAGAAGTTTCAGTGCAGCTCCCAAGCCTATCAATTCCGTGTAGCGAGGAGACAACGGTGCCTGCTCCGACGGTGCTGCTGCATCTAATACAAAAGGTTGCGCAACATGACTAATGCGTAGTGTCAACGTACCCGAAGCTTTCGGGTAAAGCTGCAGCCTATAACCGTCCACATCAGCACCACTAGAGGGACCGAAAAGCGTGTAACGGAATCTGCAGAAACTGCCGAATACTTCTCCAGGGTTGAAATCTTCAGCGGCTAGCGGAGACACGTAGTCAATGTTGATAGGTAAATTGACACTTGTAATGTCTTCTACCTTGTAAATCGAGTCAGCACCAATTGACGAAGGCAGAGTGACCGGTTCAGTGCCTTCTGTGTAAGTTACATTGGTGCGTATCAGCGCTTCATTAGGAAAGTCTTGCACCATGTAATTAGACATCTCTACGAGCTGATTGTTGATTGCCTCATCTACATCAGTGTAGTCGGTATTGCCTGCAGTCCAGCGGTCACCATCAGGGTCACCCACCTCGCGCAACACTCTGCTTCTTAGCTGCGTAAGTGTCTCAGCTGTCTTGCGAGAAACCGACATTACATCGTCCGTCCGTTGTGGCCTTTAGGTGTGTTCGTGATTCCTAATCTTAGATTTTTAGCTTGTTTCAGCATATTTCTGCGGTCGAGCTCTTTCTCAACAACATAGCTGTTTTCGATTAGTTTCTTTTGTGCAGCTTCTTTTTCTTGGTTTTTACGCGCAATATCATCCATGACCATTTGCTCGTGCCTGCTGCCGCGACGAACGCGATGCTTCACGCCTTCGTACTCGATAATGTATGCTTGCTCTCGCTCCCATTTGCGACGGTCGAGCTCATCGTGGCTTGTTTGGTTGCACTGCATAGACTTGCTTGCGCTTCCTTCTTCGATGTTTGCCATGTCGCGTATATGGTTAAAGTAATAAGAGTGAAAGTCGTGCAGCATTGCTTCGTGTTCTGAAGCTCGTTCTTTGCGTTGGTCTTCTCTGCGCGAAATCACAAAATCAAACATCTCTTTGACTGTCGAACGATGCGTGTCGCAGTGTGCTTTTACAAACTCTAATGACTTGCGATTCGGCGGAACGTAGTCGCCAATTCTGCCTCGCAGGTCTTCTGCGCGTTTATCTTCAAAGTCGATATCCGCAGGAAGATAGCCTTCCTTCTGGCTGTCAATATCGTGAAAAATTTGTACGCAATGCCAGCCTGCTTGTCCCTGTTTCGGGTTAGGAACAAACTCAAATAAGCACCACCGTTTAAACCAGGGGTGTAGAGCCAGCTTCAGTTTTTTGTTCGCGAGTTCCCCAAACACGTCTTTGAAGACAGTCTCTACACCCACCGGAAGTGGGGGGCTTTTTGCTATCGAATCCGGGTCAAACCGCATCCGAAAAACCTCGGGGTAGAGGAAGTACTTTTTGCTCCACTGCATACCTGTCGAAGGATCCCAAGCTCCCTCCAGGTCAACGTCAATCCGCTTTTGTGCGCGTTGCTTTTTCATTCCTCTCCCCAAGGCATCAGTTATTATTCGTCAGGTGTTCCGTCGAGGTTAGCCTCGAGATCATCAATAATACCGTTATTGTGTGGCTTATTACACGCGATATTACCTGACTTGTGCCATACCTGCTCTGTTTGATCGTAGTTTGGAACGAATCGCAACTGTGGATCATCCAAAGGAGCCATTGAAGATTCTTCATGCCATCCCCATTGGGTAGTATCAAGAACAACAACTTGCTTCGGAGGACAAAGCCAATCTTCAACAAGCGGTACAACGGTAGAGCCAGCCATGTACTGAATCTGTCCGTAACCGTACTTGCCTTGCTGTACTGGAGCAAAACGACGATTGCTTTCGTTTAGATTCAAAAATTCACGCATCATTGAATCGTGAAGCATTGCAACATCTGGAGTTCCGCCAGAACCTTCGTTGCGAATACGGTGAATCATTAGAGTAAGCCTAGATTCTTGAAATTCACGCGGAGAAGTAGGATCACTCGCAACATCAAATACACCAGAAAGTTTGCTGTATGTTCCCTTGTCAAGACCGTACAGTGTTTCGTAATGAGAATCCGGCAAAATCACAGAGCCTACACCGTTGAAAGTGAAGAAGTCCGTATCCACTGTCGGATTAGGATCTGAACCAGTGTCGGTAATTGAGTCTTTACGGCTTGCGTAAGGAATAACCAAATCACCTGCAGCGGGAGCGTCCGCACCAGTAAGGATTGACGCCAAAGCATCTCCACCGCTAATAACTGCACCTTCTTGCAGCGTAATTGTCGGCGAAGCTAGTGTGCCACCGACACTGTTGATCTTAACGAGATGGTCGCTAGTATTGTGCGCATAGCTTGGATTGCCTCCAATACCGTCTGACGTGTCAACAAACCCAATCATTTGGTTTTCACGCATATAATGAGCACCAAACTTGTAATAGTTCGCTGCAGCAGACGTTCTGTCCTCACGACCAGCAAGTGTTACTGTAGGTTCACTATAAGAAGCTACTGTTCCGTATACGTCGTAGTATCCAAGATATAGTTTCCGCGCGAAGTTTAGCGTCGATTGAATTCGAGCATCTTCGACATCACTTTGCTTTGGACGAGAGAAAGCAGCTTTGTCGCCTGCTCGAGCAGCACGTTGAGACTGACCTGTCCATCGAAGTCGCGTGTACATATCTCGCGCAACGATACGCGGATTGACATGTGTGCCAGCGGTTGGCTCAGGAAGATAGTATCCTTCGCCGGAGCTCATTCCAGCAGATTGCGGAAGAGATGTGGTGACAGCGTTGACTTTAGCAACACCACCCATAACGCCCTTTTTCTTGCCGATTTTGTCTGCAATAAGAGCTTCAGTGTGAATCCATGCGTCCCATTTCGGGCCATAGTAATATTTGAGAAGATTTGCGTAGGCAGATCTGGACTGACCCGAGCCGACGCTTATTTCATTAATTCCTGCGTAAGATACCATTCGTTTGTTCCTCGGTACTAATTATCTCGAAACAACGCCTTTTCAAGCGCGTCGACATCAAGGTCGTTTAGGGTTGGACCGTGACCACTGCTCCCTCCAGAAAGAGCTGCAGCTAACACTGCTTGACCGCCAACTTCTCGTTTAGTTGGAGGTGCGATTTGTTGTGCAGGCTGCGCGGTTGGCGCGGCTGGTGCCTGCTGAACCATTTGCAACAACGGCAGATAAGGGGCCACTGCATGCTGAATCGCTTGCCCATAATCTTGAGCCAGCCCTTCAGATAACATTGTTGCTGCATGATGTTTGATGTTTTGTGCGACCTGCGCAGGTATTTCTCCGAACACATTCAATGTTGCGTCAACCTGCGCATCAACTGCAGCTTCATGCTGCGCATACACGCTTTGCTGCTGCATGTTACTAATATAGTGCTGCAATTCATTGATTCGTGTTTCGTACTGCTGCTGTTGCGTACGTCGCTCAAAATCTGAACGGAACATATACACATCCGTTGCAGAGGTTGGATCTAGACCCACTGTTTCCATTGCGTCTGCTAATTGTTGGGGATCGTTCAGGTTTAGCTGCGGTTGAGCTGGTGGCTGCGCTTGCTGTTGTTGCTGCATCATTTGCTGTTGCTGCAGTTCCGCGAGCTGTTGCGAAAGCTGTTGCTGCTGCTGCATATACGCATTCATCATATCCTGCTGCGTATATTCGGGCTCAGACTCAACCTCCGGAATTACTTGCTGCGCTTGCTCTGCTTGTACAGCTTGTTCTGTGGAAGGTGCGTTATTCTCAGCACCGGGAATTGCGATACCTGCTTGCTCGAATAGTGACGCTACTTGCTCTGGCATAGGGTCAGGTTCCGAAGGAATTTCCACGCCTGCGTCAGCCATCAATTGCTGCGCGTCTACTTCTGGTGCGGGTGCGGGTGTTCCCTGTTCCCCAAACAATGCTTGGTCTGCTTCTGATATTTCAGCTCTCAAATCGGTCATGGGTTGATACTACCTTATTATTTTTACCTGTCAAACAAGACCTTATTCCGGAAAGGCTACAACATCTTGTGGTGGAGGCAGTTCTACGTTGCCAGACTCTTGATTTTGACCATATGCGCCACCTCCACCATCAAAAGGCGATGGCATTTGCGGGTCGCTAGCAGGCGGAGGACCACCGACTGCGGACTGCGCGTTACCCATAAGCATCTGTGATTCTGTTGCGAACGCTTCTGTTTGTTGCGCGAGCTTCATTTCATGCTCTGCAATATGCGCCCTAAACTGCTGTTTTGCTGCTTCAGGCAAAGCCAAGAACTCAGGGGATACCGCAAAGTCTGAATGCACTTCTGCATGCACTTCGTGATTATCTTCGTCTAACAGTTCAGGCACAAAGAACGGATTATCTAGTAAATTACGGTTCTCACTGCGAGCTCGAGAATAATGATTCTCTAACCTGTGTCGCGTTGGTGCATCTTCATAATCTACTTCCAGCACCTGACGCAGCGCTTTTGCTGCAGGATTATCGGGATCAAACGCACCAAGCTGATACAGTTCCATCGCTTCCGCATAACGCAACGCGCGACTATTTGGTGTACCGCTAAACGGCTCGACTGTAACCGTAGCGTCAAAATCATAGTCATTACGTCTAAACTCTTGAGATAACAGCCTTTTATTCGCGCCTAAAGTGCGTACAATCCTGCCTTCTTCATAGAAATCACGCGCCAAACGAAGGCATTTTTGCAGTATTTTTGCTACATCTGCCTTGAATAAATGCACATCTGGCTCATGAATTGCCTTACTGAACTCGTATAAATACGAAAGCGCACGACCTGAGTCGTACCCCTGTGGTGGCTGTCCACGGTTTACATCTCCATACGTAGAGATGGTTTGCAGTGTGTTGACTGCAAAATCTTCGAAGTTGAACATGCTGCCAGGGATATCAGGTACGCGCATCCATTCTGGTCGAGCACCGGGATTGTATTCAATAAGTTCACCTGCCATATCGGAAAACATATCCGTATTGATTCCACTTCCGTATGGAACGAGAAGCGGAGGGCTTAGAACCTTATCAACCCATTCCTTGCGCTTGCTTGCGCTCAGGTTGATGCTGCGCTGCACAGGAATGATGTCTTTGACAACACCGTCAGGGTATAAGCCATTGGGTAATAGGTTTTGCCCTAAACGTAGTACCCAGGGCCACTCGTAAGGCAAAGGCCCAATAGCGACAATAACATCAGCAGAAAAAATAATAAGACGCCCACCAGGATAGCGATTACTTGGTTTTTCCCAAAACTCAATGAGTTCTCCTAACTGATTCTCGCTTGCATTCGTATGCCTGCCTGCAGCTGACGGTATGTCAAAACTGCGCCCATCGTTTTCTACAATTTGTGTCGCATGCAATGACTCATCTTGTCTACCAATTGACCATCGACCTTCTGTTGACTTGCCGTAGTGATCAAATGGAAACTGGTCGTTCAAAATCCGCAAAGGCAAAAGCTTGCGGTGGAACACATGCTGAATACTTTCTTCGTCTTTTGCGTGTGGATCAGCTAGTGCTGAGATAATGTCCACAAATTGTACAGATATTTCACCCTCTGCGCGTCGTTCCATGCGCGGCATTTCAAATTCATCTGTGTCAGGAAGCCCTGTTTCGGGGTCAATAATAGGGAATTCGTCGTAATCACCTTTGTTTGGATCCCAAATTACCTTGTAGAATGCTGCTCCGTGAATTTGCGCTGCAGTTTCTCCGCGATATAAAGTCTCATAATTCATAACGCCGTTCTTTAAAAAACTACGTACAAGCTTTTGCGATACCTCAGCCCGCGCAAGTGAGCTTTGATCGCTGTTGTTCGGCACCACTTCTGGATTAGGCAGCGACCGCAGCGTGTCAGATACCGCTGTTCTTACCGTCGGACGAATATGATTGAGCACTTCTCGCGCTTCATCCAGGTCGTAATCATCCTGCACCCAGCCTAGCGGAGACGCTGTGCCCCACTGTAAACCACGGTAAAAAGCCATGTTTTCAATAAGATACGGTGCTCTCTGCGCAATGGCAGTGATTGCGTCATCATAAAGTCCTTGTGCTTCCGAAAGCATTTCCCGCGCACGGGCTTTCGTTAGCTTTTTTCCTTCACTCATCCTACGCCTCTGGATCCATTACTCTGTGCTGCCCGTTCATTCGACCCTGTTTTTTTAGTTTCGCTTCTAGTGCAGCTCGTCGCAATGGTGTCTCAATATCCAACTGCCGTTCTCGTAACGACTGTTCCTTCTTCTTTAGTTCGTGCTGTTCCATCCATAAGTCACGCGGCAAACCACCAATAGGTGCTGCGTTTTTTAGATGGTCCAGGTAATCACCCTGCACTTTCTCAAATGTCGTGCTAATCTCTTGGTTGTTCTTTATCAAGAGCTCAACTGTTTCACGGTGTCCTTTAAGTAGCCAGTGTAGAGCTGTTACTGCTGTACCTAAAATCCCAAGAAATCCAAGTGATGCGAGAATCATTGCGCCAGTCATAGTGCGAACCTATCATACAAAATACAACCTGGGAATTATCGGTTGTATTTGCGCATATTCCTTACTGATTCACGTTTGTTTTCGCGCTTCTGGTTGCGCGTATCATGCGCGATTTTAGCCAATACAGCTTCCCATATATTATGATTTTGTTGAGGAATATTAGATGTTTGCGCCGCAGCAGCTGCTTGAGCTTTGCGGTCTACCGGTGGCGCAGCACGTGTGTGCCCAAAAAAAGCCATCGCTGTGGCCATCACGGTATCATCGTGCTGACCTTTGGGTGCCTGCATCTTTCCGTCGTTTGACTCGAAAGACAGGTGCTCTTTTATCAGCTCTTCGCTCAGAAAATTCAACGATTCTGTGCGGATTGCCTCTTGTGTGTCTGCTAACACCCTGGTTTTTGTAGACGCTGTTACCAAAAATCCGAAGCGAAACGTGTTGGGGTCACTGACTCTGCCCTTGATCATATCCATTGTGCGGCGATGATAGATATGCGGATATCTGTTTTCGACGACCCTTGTACACGCAGCCAAGCCAGGACCGTTGGCTTCCGGCACAATAAATGCCTCGTTATACCATTCGGCCAGCAAACAAAGCATTTCGCCAAAAGCTGGTGCTGGTGTTTTGATCCGCAGCATCGCTGCCTCGCTCACAAACGTACCATCGTGTCGATCAAACACTAAGGCGACAGACCAGTCACCCCGCTTGAGACCCTGACTGACATCGGCACCAATAACATACGTGTGTCCTTTCTTTGGTTTGCTCCACACAGTAAAGTTTTGCATACCAAACGGAACTTTCTTTGGGTCATCGTTAGGGTCGAGCTTGAGACACAGTTCTGGTTTGACGGTCTTTGACCGCAACTGCATCCTTTGCAACTTGCGTTGCGGAAACCATTTTGTTGATGTTGCCTGAAAACTTTCGTCTGCTGTGCTTGGAAACTCTTGTGCAAAGTATAACTCTGGCGGTAGTCCTTGTTCGTTTGCTTGGCAGTCGTTTTCTATCTTCGTTCTTCGCCACTTGATTTGCTCGAGCGTGGTTTTTGGAAACGCAGACAGTAATGCTTTCTCATCAGCATCTAGTGTGTCTTCGATGTGTTGCCTCTCCCAGTCGAATACTTTTTCTCTGTACGCAGGATCATCTAGCCACGAGTAAAAAAAGCGTATGTAGCCATTCCAGTTTTGAATTGTGTCTGCTTCTTGGTGGTCATGCGCTGCAATGATGTCATCTATATCTAACGCTTTGGTCCATCGCTCGTAGAATCCACCGCTTGGTCCATTGCCGGTGCTCTCTTCAATGACCGTACTATATGGCGGAGCTGCAGTAAGTGCGCTGTTTACTTCTGCATAGCTCTCAAAGAAGGCGGATTCTGATAGGTGCATGAGATCGAATTGATCACCACGCGCAGAGTTATCACCACCAGCACTTGCAACAACGTAACGGCTATTATGCTCCCACGTGTAGCCTTCACTTCTGCTTTTGTATTGCGCTTGTTTTCGATACTCATCGTATTCCGGCGACCAGTAGTCATAAAAATCTTTCGTATACTTGAAGATACGACGTGCGTTTGCGCCTCTATGCGCCATGACCAACACAGACATGTTCGATGTGAAGTTAGCTTCCAAATAAAAACGAGCACCGATATACGAGCTCACACCTGCACGACGGCATTTTGTTATAACAATACGTACCGGACCATCAGATAACTGCAGATGCGGCGCTTTCTGCTTGAAGTTATGAAGCAGCGCGTCGATGTTTTTCTGGCTAATCTTGCGCACAAGAGTGCTGAATTTTTGTTTGGGCGAGATACCGATTACTTTGGCAATTTCTTCGCAGTCATCTGACAGCAGCATGTTCTTTACTATACGAAACGCTCTTACTTTCTCGAATAACGCATGCAACCGTGTCTGACAGTTGTTCAAATACAGCGGCGTAAGCTCGCCTTTCCGATCACGATGCTCCACCAATATAAGCTTCTGCATCGCGTCTACTTTGTCTTCGATAAATCCACGCTCGACAGCGGGATCAAACGGAACCGTTTTGTTTCTTTTACCCATTACCACTTAACCTTGTGCGACCAGTATCGTGCAGACAGCTTATCAGGACTGGAATCCTGTGCGTTATGTCGTGCGTAATAGCTTTTGCGACGTGCTTTATCTTTGGCAGACGTAGGATTTTTGCCTGCTCCCTTTACGCCTTGTTGGCCGAAACGTATTGTTTTTACTGTGTCACCTGATTTGGCAACGACAACGTGTGACTTGGTTGGATGTGATGGTGTTTTCTTGGGTTTGTTGTAACCAGAAACACCTATCCTGCTTAGTATCCCATCATTTTTGTCTTTTTTTTTACCGCGCCACCGTACATCATTTTTTGCATTTTTTTGACTCCACCACCGTACATCATCTCAGGCATGTTTTTTACGGAGCCACCGTACATCATCTGCGGCATTTTCTTGACGGAACCGCCATACATCATCTCAGGCATCTTATCGACTTTGCCGCCATACATCATTTGTGGCATATTCATAACTTTACCACCGTATTTCATTTCCGGCATATCCATGTCAGGTTTAGTCATAGGAAAATTACTGCTTCTTTTTGCAAGCAGCATTTCTACTTCCTCATGATATTTCTTCCCTTCTTCGGTTGTTGGATTCCAGTTGCTCAACATTTTGCGCATTTCGCCCATCATCTCTACGCTATCGGTCGGCATTGGCATGCCTGTTTTTATGCTGTCGACAATTGGTTTAGGAATGACGTACTCTCCTTGCTGCGCAAGGATTGGCACCGAGTCAACACCAGGTACGCCGCCCATAACTTCTCCGCCTTTCTCCATGTTCTGCTTGCCCCAGTTCGCTAGACGATTCTTAGAAGACTTGCTTCCTTTGTATTTGCCGCCTTTCTTTTGGTAAATCGAAGTCGCTAACTGCATTGCTCGAGCACTGTGCTTACCGCCCATCTTATTCAGTGCTTCTGACTTAGACGCTGCCCATAGTGCGGGATTGCTTTTGTTAGAAATTTCTCCGCCTTTTGCTAAAGCTTCTGCGAACGGGCCGCTCAAAAAATCTGGAATATCCTGCGTTCTTGTTTTTAGGTTGTTGTTGTCCTGTTTATTTTTTCCACCCATAATTGACGGCATAATATTAGTCAAAGACATGTCACGAACAGTTTGATTCATTGCTTTCATTTCCGGACTGTCTTTTACACTGGGCGCAGGCATACGCGGTGCGGCAGAGTCTAAGCTAGGCATTTGATTCTTTGTTGCTTGCATCATCATGCCTATCAAATCACTTCGATCTGGTCCGCCTAGCCCCGTTGTCGCAGCGCCGGTATCAGAAATTGATTTTTTTCCTGGTACACGAAAATCAGACAGTAACGTCTGCTGCTTTAGTTTTGGCTTACTTGGTTGTGCCATTGGCTTAGGTGCGGCCTTTGCTTTTGCTGTACCAAAACGTTTTGCGTATGCACCGGCAGGCGAGATGTCTGCGGCTACACTTTTGATTGGAGCTCCACTTTGCGCAAATGTCTGCAATTTGCGTGGGTCAGTAATGCCTATTTCTTTCTGCAGTTCCTGCACACGTCGCATAACATCGGCGGTTGAAGGTGTTTGTCCTTTGGCGATGAGGTCTGCAGTTGCAATATCGGCAAGCATATCTCCGCCACGCACTTGGTATCCACCGGGTACGCCAGCTGTTTGTCCTGGCATTTGTGCAGCTATCGACGCTGCAGGTGCTGGCATGTCATTGTCTCGAAAAGGAGTAACATTACCGGCAATTGACGCAGGAACACCGGGCACTGCAGATGGAGATGCTGGAGGCATCATGCTCATAGGCAACCCTGGTTCTTGAGGCCTTGACATAAGCAGCGAAGAATCAACGCTCATGCCTCCCTGTGGTAATGGGGGTTGTGATTGGGATATTGGGTCTACAGTAGAAAGCTTGCCTAGTCCATATCCTGCTCCTGCGGCAGTCGCTATTCCTCTACCCGTAGGGTCGTTTATTACATCTCGCAACAAAGACATATTTTGGTTTCCTGAACCCCTACGCCCAGCAACTTCCATTGCTTTAGCTAAACCTCGGTCAATACGATCTAGCTGCGAAGCACCTAGCGGGTATTTAGTTGCTCGTGTTATGGGATCTTTGAGTCCAACAGGACCTGTCTGCGGTTTATTTAGCCCCATTCGAGACATGTAGCCCGGAAAAGTAAGGTTGCCCGCAGCATCTTCGGCTACGCCTAAAAACTTATCCACGTCTTTAGATTTTTTCGCTGCTTGCTGCGCTTGCATTACTGCATCGTCGATCAAGTTGCTCCCTGCCGACACAGATTGTGGTGTAACTCCAGGTCTTGGTGTTTGTCCGCTTGGCAAAACATTTCGCATTTTACCTAAAGGCTGGCTGCCTTTAAGGGCACCCACAGCAGAACCAGGATTTGCGCCCAGACTTCGTGAAGCTATTTGCTGTACAGGAGCACCACCTGCTGGTGGGGTAGCAAACGCACCTCGACCCATTCCCAAACCTGCACCACCTTTGCCTACTGTGCCTTTGAGAATTGCAGCTCCGCCTTTTAACGCTGGTGGAAATCCAATCGACATAGGACGACTGCCGAGCAGAGCCCTTTCTCGATCGTAAGGAGGGAAGTTTGGATCTAGCCCTACAGCAACACGCTGCTCTGGCGTCATGTTGTACCAGTCATACATAAGCGGTTGCACGTAAGGCTCAGGACTTATGTTTTTCTGGTATGCACGTATCAAATCCATCAAAGGACTTGTTGGCTCGAGTCCCGTTACTCCGCTTGCGCCGACAGGGACCATAGGTAGATTGAGCATATTTGGGTCGTTTGCCATGCCTGCACCATATCATCAGTCTTCAAAAATGCGAACTACTCTGTTACATTGCCGCCAAGTTGTGGCGAGAGGTCTCCCGCATACAGCTAGACTGTTCCGTGTGTTCTCAAGGTGGTTAGTTTGATATTCATGCGCGGAACAGTCGATCTATTCTTCCAGATATTCAACATGATAGACGAAGAAATGCTCGACGATGAGATGGCAGTAAGGATGTGTATTCACTGTGGTGCTGGGTATTATGGGCCTAGAAAATGCACCGTATGTGGAGAAGAAGCGGGCATGAAAATACCAGATGAGGAGATATTCAACTTTATTCCGCTGGTGCCAGGGATCAACTAATTGCAAAAGTCCCGCATACCAAACACCCCTTTCGTATGCGGGACATAATAAAAAAAGTCGTTATATGCTGTAAAATTGTGGTTTACCATCTATCGCTTATGGCTTTTCTGCGTCGTTCACAGATTTCTTCGTCGAGCTGATCTACCCAAGCGCCGAATACTGTCTTTAGACCTGTCTCGAGGTTATGGACTTTTATAAGTTTTGATAGCCTGTACTCTGTAATACAACGTATCGCAGTTGTATCGCACCGTGCGGTACATGTGAGGGACACGTTTGTGGGGATGTGGGTAATTGTGCAGTGAGATTTGCCTTTTTTGTGGGAGATTTTGTAGGTGCAGTGAAGTGGATTTAGGGCGACAGAGAAGTTTTTGTGGGGTCTGGAGGGTGTTTCACGTGGAACGATGGTTATTTTGTGGAGAGGTTGCGTTCTGTAGTGGGGGATTGTGTTGAGTATAGAACTGGCTGATTTAGGGTCCCTCATTATAGGGAAATCGGGGATGTGGGGGTCAAAAAAGGGTGTCCCCTGGGGGTACTGGGGGCCCTTGCCGTGGCTGACACTTTCCCAAAGTGCAAGCCTTTTTTCTATTCCTTTGTTTTTTCTGGGTTTTTTCTTCGCTTCGCTTCGCTGGGTCGCTTTGTTGGCTCGTTGTGGCATAGCTTCACTGTAGAAACCGCAGCGAATGACGGCAAGCAGAACCGATGTCCGGTCAAGGTTTACAGATTCACGCCATAAACCGAGCAAACCCACACCCCCAACTATCAACAACACAAACCCCTCGAATTACACGAACTAACAACAAACCCCTAACCATCAACCCAGGGATTCCAGTCCATCACAAGCAATTCTCGAACCTCTCACACTGCATGAAAAAACACCCTTTACTACCTATTAACAATTTTTCCGCTCTTTTCTTCAATTTCACACATTGCGAAATTAGATAAAATGTGCCACTTTCATCTCATCATGACTAACCGCAAGAAAAACACTCACAGAAAAACTATAATCAGAATCCAGCGTCGGGGAGGCGTCGACAATGATTCGAGAATCGAATCCGCAGCTCGAACTATCATCGACGCAATGTTCAGCCGTCGCATGGCAAACACCCTCAGAATTACCATCAAGCTCCGTGCAACCATTCAAAACGCGTCAAAAGAGACCCTGGGTGTTGCCGAATTTCGAGATACATCGAAGGGCAAAACCGCACGCTCTAAGCATTACACCATCCAGATTCTCCGCGATATGCCACTCGAACGACAGTTATCCACACTGATTCACGAGCTCAAACACATCGAACAATTCACCAGCGGACGTCTCACAGTCCGTGAAACCTACAAGGTCATCGGCTGGTTTTGGCGTCACCCAGGACAAACAGGGCAAGCTACAAAATTTCCCCTCGGTTCGATTGCGTGGGAAAAACGACCTTGGGAAATCGAAGCCTGCAAAGCTCAGAACGAATTTGCGCACCTGCTAGGGATTCGAACCCGGCGTGACATGTACGCCGAAGAACTAGCCGAAATGGCGTCGAATGCCTAACCATCAACCCTTTACCCGGCAGACTTCACGGTCTGCCGGTTCCCTTTGGAGACTACAGAATGAATACATCAAAATTAACTCACTCGCCCTTCGAACTCGAATCGATTAACCGCCAATTGCAGTCACGAGCTGAATTAGCTTTCAAAGTCTATATTGATTCGCATTGTGAATTTCTGCAGATTCAAGCTGTTAGCACCAATGCGATTCTTGCCGATGGAATCTCTAACGAAGAACTTGCAGGGAAGCTCCATGCGTCAAAAGTGCGCATGATTCGAGACCGTCTAGAATTCCTGT